GATGTTTTTGGCATATAACGCTTTTAAGCGTGAATCTGCCGGAAAGCCAGTAAAACCATTTGAGGCTTGGATGGAAACCATTAGCGATGTAATTGTCGGTGATGCAAACCCAAAAGCCACCCAGCAGGAAGCCTAAACAGATTATTGGTTGAGTTGGCAATAGCCACACAAATACCAATGAGCGAATGGGTTGATGCAGAGGATATTTTAACAGCGATCGAAGTATTGGAGGCGAGGTATGGCAAATGAAACTATCGCCTACAACAAAAAAGATTTGCGTGATATTTACAAAGCCTTCAAACTTATGGATGATCAGGCTACTGAGGAAGCAAGAGCGCAATCTGCTGCTTTGGCGTATTTTGCATCAGAGGAAATTAAGCAAGCAGCTAGAACTAGAACAAAGGCTGGCAAAGTTGCGGAGAGAGTCGCAGACGGCGTTAGCATCTCTAAATCGAGCAAGATCGGTGAGTTCAGCTACGGCTTCGCACGACAAAAGTTTTCAGGTGGTGCTACTACGCAAACCCTATGGGGTGGCATTGAGTTTGGTTCAAATAAGTTTAAACAGTTTCCCAGTTATTCTGGGAGGCAAGGTCGTGGATCTCGAGGATGGTTCATTTATCCAACCCTTCGCAGAATTCAGCCTGAATTGATCAACAAATGGGAACAAAGTTTTGATCGAATTATTAAGGAATGGGTCTAATGGCAACCGGTAATCGCACGCTTAAGTTATCGATCCTCGCTGATGTCGATGATTTAAAAAAGAAGTTAGGTGAAGCCGATAAGGCTGTTGAAAATAACTCAAGCAAGATTTCAGAGTTTGGAAAGAAGGCTGCTGCTGCATTTGCGGTGGCTGCTGCTGCCGCCGTTGCCTATGGCACTAAATTAGCCGTTGATGGGGTCAAGGCTGCGATAGAGGATGAACAGGCACAGTTAAGGTTAGCCAATGCCCTTAGAGAGGCTACAGGGGCAACTGATGCTCAAATAAAGGCTACTGAGGACATGATCCTTCAGACTTCCCTAGCCACAGGCGTTGCTGACGATCAATTACGCCCAGCCTTTCAAAGACTTGCTGTTTCAACTAAAGATACAACCAAGGCTCAGGAATTATTAAACCTTGCTTTAGATATTTCAAAAGGTCGTGGATTAGAACTAGAAACAGTTGCCAATGCGTTGGGTCGTGCTCAGGATGGCAACACCACAGCTTTAGGCAGACTAGGTCTTGGATTATCAAAGGCTGAATTATCAACTCTTTCTTTTACCGAAGTTCAACAAAAACTTTCTGATCTTTATGGTGGAGCAGCAGCCGATAATGCTGAAACATTCCAAGGCAAGATTGATCGACTAAAAGTAGGATTTGATGAAGCCAAGGAAGCATTAGGCGTTGCTTTATTGCCACAGGTTGAGCGATTTATTGGATTCTTGAATGAAACTGGCATCCCAACTCTAAATGCATTTATTGCAGGATTGACGGGCGACAAGGGATTAAGCGCATCATTAAATGAAACTCAAAGAAGTGCTGAAAGTTTTGGAAAAGGCATTTCAGTAGTTGCTGGAATTATTTCAGGATTTATTACATTTGTTCGAGAAGCAATCGGCTTGGTTGTATCACTTGCCAATGAATTAATTAGAGTTGCCAACATTGTTCCGGGTGTTAATATTGGATCAATTCCTAATCCAGCACCATCGGCTCAATTATCATCATTGCCTTCAATTTCTCCAAACACTAGAGAATCTCGAAGCACAACAGTAAATAACATTACAGTTCAATCAGTCGATTCTGAAGGTGCTGCTAGAGCTGTTGCCAAGGTCTTAAATGAGAGCGCATCAAGATCAGTTCCACAGCTTTACAACAGCGGGATTACTAGGGCTCGATAATGACAGTTTGGACACCAGACTGGAAACTGACTGTTGCAGGAACTGATTACACAGACATTGCAATTGCTGATATAACTCATCAATCAGGTCGAAGCGATATTTACTCTCAGCCTAACCCATCCTATTTACAAATCGCTTTAGTTGCTTTATCTGGTCAAACCTTACCTTTTGCTATCAATGATAGTTTGAGTTTGCAGGTCAAGAACAGTTCTGGATCTTATGTTAATTTGTTTGGTGGAGATATAACTGACATTACTGTTGAGGTTGGTGCAACTGGATCAGTAGCGACTGTGGTTAATTACACCATTTTAGCAATGGGATCTTTAGTCAAACTTGCCAAAGAAATCTACAACGGCACAATTTCGCAAGATGAGGATGGCAACCAGATTTACGATTTGCTTTCAAGTGTTTTGCTTGCCTCTTGGAATGATGTTGCAGCAGCTACGACTTGGGCAACCTACAATGCAACTGAAACTTGGGCAACCGCTGGAAATCAAGGATTAGGCGAAATCGATCAACCGGGTCTTTACACTATGGAAAACAGAGCAGCAAACCCAGATACCATTTACAATATTGCAAGTTTTATCGCCGATAGCGCATTTGGTTATTTGTATGAATCATCTAATGGCGATATTGGCTACGCTGATGCCGACCATAGGCAGACTTATTTAGCAGCTAATGGTTATGTTGATCTAGACGCTAATCATGCTTTAGGTCAAGGATTATCAACAATTACTAGATCAGCCGATATTCGCAATGACATATTTATCAATTACGGCAATAATTTTGGATCACAGAAAACTGCATCAAGCGCATCATCTATTGCTTTATATGGCTACAAGGCTGAAACCATAAATTCAGTTCTACATTCAGCTGTAGATGCTCAAGCTGTGGCGGATCGATATATCGCCCAGCGAGCCTTTCCATTAGCAGCTTTGCAATCCATCACTTTTCCAATAACTAATTCTGAAATTGATGATAGCGACAGAGATAATCTTTTAAGTGTTTTCATGGGTCAGCCTTTGAACATTCAAAACTTACCGACACAAATCTCAGCCGGTGAATTTGAGGGATATGTTGAAGGTTGGTCTTGGAGCACTCGCTTTAATGAATTATTCCTGACAATCAATCTTTCGCCTGTGGCGTTTAGTCAGGTGGCAATGCGCTGGAACACAGTTCCAATAGGTGAGCGTTGGAATACTTTAAGCACGACTTTGACATGGGAATACGCTACAATCGTAGCCTGATAATAGGAGAAAAATGGCAACTACTACAAACTACGGCTGGACTACTCCAGACGATACCGCTTTGGTCAAGGATGGCGCATCAGCTATTAGATCGCTTGGAACTTCAGTTGATACAACCACCAAGAATCTAAACCCATCAACAACTCTTGGCGATATTGAATATCGTTCATCAACAGCTAATACAAACACAAGACTTGGAATTGGATCATCAGGTCAAGTCTTAACTGTTAGTGGTGGCGTTCCTGCTTGGACAACCCCTGCTGGATCTAATGAAAGTTATTCTTTAATAAACGCTGGCGGAACTGCGATGAGTGGTAGTTCAACTATAACTGTAAGCAGTATTTCAGGCATGAATTCTTTAATGTTTTTTGTTGATGGAGCAGACGCACCAGCCAATTCACAAATTCAATTACGATTAAATGGAGATACTGCTTCAAATTACTGGAACAACTCAGCAACTTTTAGCGCACAAACATCTTACAATTCAAGCGTTTTCCAATCTGGAACAAACTCTGGAACATACATAATGTTGTTAATGTCCAATAATTCCGATGGTCGTTATATTGCTGCGGGTGGAATTATTAGAGGTTGCAATTCAACTGGTATTAAATCAATAACTTTTAATGGTGCTTGCGATGGTCAAGGACAATTACAACAAATTGGAACAGGTCGTTATGAAGGAACTTCAACGATTTCCAGCCTATCAATAATAAGTAGTGCTGGAAACTTTACAGGCGGAACTCTCTATGTATATGGAAGTGCGTGATAAATATGAAAATAATTGAAAGAACACACAATGTTGAAACTGGCGAAATTGTAGATATTGAGCGAGATGAAACTGCTGCTGACAAAAAAGCCAGAGAAGCGTTTGAGGCAGAAGTAGCAAAAGCACAAGCCGAAGCCGAAGCAAAAGCAGCGCAACGCCAAGCCATTGCTGATCGTCTTGGTTTGACTGCTGATGAACTTGCAGTTTTGCTTGGCTAATGAAACCTTGGTTATCAAAATCTGCTGTTCAATTTAGAGAGCAAGTAGATGATTGCTTCCCCGACAGGGATCGCAAAAGTGATGGATGGCTTGCTTCTCTGGAGCATAGAATGCGATCAGCAAAATCCGATCACAACCCCGACCCTAAATCAGCCTGCGTTAGAGCATTGGACATTACTGCTCGGCTATCTGACGACAAGCGGATTCCAGCATATTTGGCAGATCAAATTAGATTATTCGGGAAACATAATGGGCGCATCAGTTATGTAATTTTTGAAGGTAAAATTGCTTCACCGATTTTGGGATGGCGTTGGCGTAAATACAAAGGCATCAACCAACATAATCACCATATTCATATCAGTTTCAAATCAGACCAAGATCTCAACTCAGATTTCTTTGACATACCACTACTAGGAGGCAAAGCATGAAACTAACTAACAAACATAAGGCTGCTATTAAGTCATACCTAAGAGCTGTGGCTGCCTCCGGCATTACAGTTGCATTGGCAATTGTTGCTGATATTCGACCAGAGTTAGCAGTATTGGCTGGAGCATTAGTTGCACCATTA